GAATAATCCTCCATCAACGAAAGGAAACTTTTGCCTCAATCTTTCATCAATGATCTTCAGTTGTGAAACAATCTCCGCTTCTAGTTTCATTGCCCCTTCGCAATCAAACGCAAAGCCAGACTGTTCCTGTTTTGAGATAAGAGTTGCAAACCTCATCTCAAGGTCAACAGCAGAAGGGTACTTATTAACCTTTGGCTGCAGCCTACGCCAGAGCATAGCAGTGACTTTGACATCTGACTTACACCTTTCTGCTAATTCGTCAGTTAACTGTGAAAAATCTGATAAGTCTGCGTGTTCTTTATGTAACCCAAGTCTGTAGCCGTAAGCCTCTAACTTATGTCTGCCATACATCTGAATTGGCATATCTTTCCATTTCCTTCTGTGATCAATATCCAAAATGTCTGGGTAAAACATTCTGGACAATATCAAAGTGTCTATGATTTTTCCTTTTGGATTAAAACTTGGATAAAGCTTCTTAATAGCTGGTAAATCATATTGAATAATATTATGACCAACTAGATAATCAGCCTTTTCTAGAATCTTTAGCCAATCTTTTGTATATAGCTTAATCGCACTACTATCACCAATACCACAGCAATGAATCTTAGTAATATCATTTAGCTTTAATCCATCAGTCTCTATGTCGAACAGTATCGTTGACGTAGGTGGTGAGTTTACTTTTGGTGCAGTGTTTTTTAAATCGTTTGAAGTCTGCAGCCTCAAGGGTGTGAACGAAGTCATTGGCTTTAAAGTAACTTTGTAAAGGACGTTTAGCTTTTTCAGAAGCTGCAAGAATTGAATACTTTTTAGTATTAATTCGAGTTATATATACATCAAAAGTCGGATTCAATAAAACCATTAGATTTTACAAAGTCGGTGTTATCTTCAAGCGCAATCATTCTACCTGAATCCAAATATTTTACCTTTCCTGCTTGCCCAACCCATCCACTAAAACGATTCTTGAGCACTCGTACTGTTGTTCCGTCAGGATCTTCATTTTGCTGATCCCTCTCCAAGCCAATGACAATGTCGCTAAGGCAACCAATACTTGAGCTACCCCTAAGACTAGAGAGAGATGTTTGCTGTCCATCTTCATATCCCTTATTACCTTGTGGTCTTCTTAAGTGACTAACCAATATTAATCCAGCTCCAGTCTCTTCTACGAGAGATCTGAGTTTGGTCATAGTACGATCAATTGCTTTAACTTCATTGCTTTCATCTGAGCCTGACACCAAAATCGATAAGTGGTCAAAGATAACCCAGTCGCAACCCAAACTGACAATACAATACCTGACCCTATTAAGAAGTACATCACAGTCAAGGGAGCCAAAATGATCGTAGAGCCAAAGCCTCCCTGTTCCCAAGGTTTCCTTGAATGCTTGTTCGATTTGTTCATCGGTAATGTCCCCTTTATTAATGTGAATTGGATGATTGAGATTGATTCCTATAAATCGTCTTGCAGTTCTACGCAAATTCTCTTCTAAAGAGATAACCCCAATAGTTTGATTCTGCCTTACAAGTAAGTCATAAGCAATTTCTGAAACAAAAGTTGACTTGCCTACACCAGTACCTGCACAAACAGTTAGTAGCTCATTTTTACGCAAGCCTTGGAGCTTGTCATTAAGAAATTCATATGGGTACTCTGAGCTATCTACATTAGGATCTTCTAATACCTCACTCAATAATTTAGAAGCATTAACTATACCGTCAGGTTCATATTCTTTAGCATCCCAAACCATTCTTGTAATAGCTTGGAAGTTTCCTTCCATTAATGCTTCATTAGCATCCTTATAACCTTGAATAGCACCTATCTTTCCCTTGCGTGGTGGCAATAGCTGTATATCCCTTTGAGCTGCTTTCTGTCCTGCTTCATCATTGTCATAACAAAGTATGACCTCTTCCCATTTAAGTAACCAAGGTAGTTGAGCCTTAATTACTTTATGACCAGACTCAGCTCCATTAGGCAAAGAAACACAAGCCCAAGACTTCCTTACAGCATGGTATGAAAGACAATCATATTCACCCTCAAATATCACAAGCAACTTACCACCATTTCCCCACTTCTCTTGACCTAAGAAAGTACTATCATCATTTGCACCGTGCATGATGAACTGCTTATTCTTTTTCCTTATCTTGTAACCAGTTAAGCGTCTCTGGTTGTCATAGATAGGCCAGAAGTAAGCAGACTCACCACCATGAATACCTTTTAAATAATCAAAAAATTTAGTACTCTCTATTGGAATACTCCTTCCTTTGATTGCTACAGCTTCACCAATAATAGGTTCTATTTCTTGAGTAGTTGATTTCATTTGAGGTAAAGGATGAGAATTGTTTGAATAAACTTGGTAGTTGCAACCTGGAGTGAAACACTTCTGACTGCCATCTTCCCAAATAGCTAAGTTATTCTTTGATCCACACTTGGGGCATGGAGAATGAATTACTGACATTAAAAAACCTCCAAGGTCGGGGATCATCTCCCTTGGAGGCTTTAAAGGTATCCTTTACCAACTGAACTATAGCGCAGTCCAGCGTCTAGGCAAGTGTGGTCCTTTGCACCAAGGGATATTGTGTTTATCGCACCATTGGGCGTAAGACATCTTGGCTGTGCGACTTAGCTTTTGATGTGGATTTTGAAAACACATCCTGAGATCTACATCAGGGTGTTGTTCCTTAAATACTTTGACCAGTCTGCGGTCATCGCTATCGAAGTAACCTTTAATTTCAATTACTACTCCGTTAGCTAAAACTATGTCTGGTGTATAGCGTCTAGGGATCACTACGTCATACTTGTGTTTCTCATATTCATAGTGAACCCCATCAGCAGTGAGACTCTTAGCTACCTCTGACTCAAACCCCGAACGAAAGCCATCTCTTGTACGTTTACCATACTTGTGAAATCTTCGGGAGGTCATAGTAGTTAGAAGTCTTCGTCTTCGTCAGCTACAGTAGCAGGTTCTTTAACAGCAGGCTTACTTTGCTTAAAACCTTTAAGCTTCTTAAACGAAGTGTTTACATTGAAAACACCATCGTCTCTACCCTGTGTAGTTACAGCCTCAACAACCTGCATACCTTGTGGTACTAATCTCATACCACCTTTAGATGCTTTAGGAGAAATGAACTTAGGCTTTACTTGGCATATAACGCTGGTCCCTTCTCTAAGATAAAGATCTTCTGAGATAGGTACTAAATCACTGTCTACTACAGGGAATGGAAACTCCTTATACGCTGGTTTGGCACATACTTTAACAAGCAATGTACCATCTTCCTCAGTAGAAAATGGAGCATCAAAGAAAGCATTACCACCTCCTTGGTTTCTATACCAGTCACATGATCTCTCATAAGCTTCAGTTAAATCTTCTAATAAGCTATCTACATCAGAATCCACCTTAATCTTTAACCTAAAGTCAGTAGGAGCATTTTGATATGTTGGTGGTTTTACATGATGAGGTACAAAACCTGTAAAAGTACCGCAAACTGAAATCATTTGAATTGATTTGTAAAGGACATACAGAACGTACAAACAAGAACGTCCTCTAGACAACCCTTAATGTGACACTT